GCGGTTGCACCTATATCGCTCGGCAGGGAGATATTGCCCTGCCCGTCCATCGTGATAATGTTCCTTTCTTCTTTCATCGGGATTCTGTTTTTAATTAGATGGCTCGGCAGATATTCTTCTCCATATCCTCCAACTTGTGCGACAAGGTTTCCATGTCTTGGCTTATCTTCTGGGCGGTGATTTTGGCGTAAATTTGGGTGGTTTTTATGTTCGTGTGTCCCAAAAGGCGGCTCACCGTTTCGATGGGTACGCCGTGCGACAGAAGTACGGTCGTGGCGTTCGTGTGGCGTGCCACATGGTAGGTCAAACGTACCTTGAAGCCGCATTGTCTGCCTATATCTTTGAGTATCTTGTTGCAGCTTCCGTTACTCGGAACGGGGAAAACATGACCGTCCCTTGCCAGCCCCTTGTACTTTTCGATGATACGCTTGGGAACGTCCAAAAGGCGGATGTTTGATTCGGTGTTGGTCTTCTTTCTTCGGGTGATTATCCACAGGTTGCCGTCGAAGAATGTTTGCAGGCGGTCGACGGTGAGGTTCTTCACGTCCGAATACGCCAAACCCGTGAAACGATAGAAAACTATCAATGCAACCAATAGAGGAATCCGGCAAAAGAACTGCAATTCGTTGTAAAGCAACAAAATTGTGTTGGTTTGCGCAGTTGGGTAAATAGCAAAAACAGGTAGAATAACGAACCTGTTCAGCTACCAAGTCATTACCTGTTTTCATTTCATTTAGATGCAGTCAATCAAGGGATAAACTGTCAGTTAAAAGGTATTTCCATCCGGGAATCTTACTTTACCCTACAGATTTAACCTATCCGGTTTTGATTGCGCCGTTCTGCCTGATTCTCATACCGTTCAACAGGCGAGATATGAGTAAAATTGCAATCAAAAAAGTAACGCATGAAAACAGAAATGAAAGTGCTGCTCTACATCAAGCGCAGCGTACAGGACAAGGACGGCTTTTCTCCGCTCATGGGCAGAATATCCGTCAGGGGAAAGGTCAATTCCATCGCGCAATTCGCGTGCAAGTTCAAAATCGATGTGCGGTTGTGGAACGCCACCGCCCAACGCTGCACCGGCAAAAGCAAGGCGGCGACAATGGCAAACAGGGAGATTGAACGGCTACTGCTGTTGTTGCAGAAGCGGTTCAACGAACTTTCCGACATCCGGGATATAGTGAAGGCAGAGGAAGTCAGAAACGTATTCCAAGGTCTGGCTGAGACCCAGGACACCATCATGAAGCTCTATGCGGAGCATAACAGCGACTATGCCCTGCGTGTAGGGGTGAATAGGGCGGCAAGCACGTTCTACCAGTACCGGAACACCTGCCGGATACTCGGTGAGTTCCTGAAAGAGAGATACCATGTGTCGGATATGCCTGTCAAGCAGCTGGATGAAAACTTTATCGAGGCGTTTGATATGTATATGCGCACGACAAGGCGTTTCATGCCCAGGACCATACTCGGACATATTAACCGCCTGAAAAGCGTAATGATGCTTGCCGTGTTCCGCGGCATCGTCCCTTTCAGCCCGTTCAAAGGTTATGCGCCGCAGAAACCTGTTTTCAAACAGATGTATCTGACAGAAGACGAGCTTGACAGGTTTGCGAACACTACCTATGACACCCCCAACCGTAATTTCACGAGGGACATGTTCCTGTTCTCGTGCTGGACGGGTATCTGTTACTGCGACATGAGGAGCCTGACAGCCGCCAATCTGGTGAGAGCGGATGACGGCAGTCTGTGGATTCATACGGAAAGACAAAAAACAGGGACGCCCGAATGTATCCGGTTGATGGAGATACCGCTGAATATCATTGAAAAATACAAGGATATGGACAGCGACGGGAAACTCCTTCCTATGCTGACCAAAGAGAGCATGAACAGACACCTGAAAAAGATGTCCGTGATGTGCGGCATCAACCGTCCAATCTCATTCCATCAGGCAAGGCACACCTTCGGAAGCATCATCTGTCTGTCACAGGGGATTCCGATAGAGACCGTCAGTAAAATCATGGGGCATCGGCATATCACCACCACACAGCGGTATGCGAAAGTCACGCAGGATAAAATAGACAAGGACATGGACGGTCTGAACGATATTATCGGGGGCAAGTTTACCTTATCGGGCATTGACACTGCCCCGTCTCCAATTCTGAAGGATTATAGCCAACGTAAAGTCAATCCGAGCATGAAGCAAAGAGAGTACATAACCAAAATGATGGAGGGGTAAGCCATGCGAAGCACATTCAAACTGTTGTTCTATATCAACCGCCGGAAAATAAAGAAAAACGGCAGATGTCCGATTATGGGACGGGTCACCCTTGACGGGAAGATAAGCCAGTATTCCACAGGGTTGGAAATAGAGCCTGACTTATGGGATGCAAAAGTGGGCAAGGCATTCACGGACGGCCGTAAGACCGGAAACATCACCGGCGAAAAAAGAAATGAGTTGAACAGGCTGAACTCATTATTGGAGGCTTTGGAGGAGAAAGCGAAGGCCGCCTACAAAAGAAACGTGGACTCTTATGGCTTCGTCTCGGCAGAAATCATCAAGAATGCCGTCACCGGGAAATCCGATGTCAAAGAGACATTGCTGTCCCTGTTTGACGAACATAACGGGGAATACGCCAAACGTGTGGGCATTGACCGGACAAGGCATTCCTACGTCCGTTATCTTACCACCCGCAAGCATATATTTAACTTTTTGAAATTCAAGTATGATTTGGAGGATATTCCGTTACGCTCACTGACGATGAAGTTCATGACCGACTTCACGTTCTATTTCTCTACCGTACTGCGATTAAAGGTGTCTGCCTACAATGACTACCTTATCCTGCTACACAAGATGACACGGCTGGCGTTGAAGAAGCACATACTCAAGCGCGACCCGTTTGCAGGGCATAAGATTGAGAAAGTGCCTGTCAACCATCGCCACCTGAACAGGGAACAGTTTGAAAAGCTGCTCAATGCCAAACTGCCCACCTACCGCCTGTGCCACACGCGCGACCTGTTTGTCTTTTCGGTGTTCACTGGCATCGGAAGGGCAGATCTGGCAAACCTGACGGAAGACAACATCGTCACAAAGGAAGACGGTTCCAAATGGATTCACATCGCACGGCAGAAGACCAAGGCGGAGTGCCATATCAAACTTCTTGACATACCTCTCCGCATTATCGAAAAATACAAAGGGGAAGGCGAGGACGGAAGATTGTTTTACGTCCCGCAGACCTGTAACCTGTGCCGCAGCCTTAAAATCATAGCCGAACAGTGCGGTCTGGGATGTCACCTGACATTCTATCAGGCGAGGCACAGTTTTGCAACCCTTATCTGCCTGAGCAACGGGGTTCCGATAGAAACCATCAGCAAGATGATGGGACATTATTCCATACGCACCACCCAGATATATGCCGAGATAACCAACCACAAAGTGAGCAGGGATTTGGAAACCCTGTCAGAAAATACCAAAGGCAAATATGCGTTGCCCGATGACGGTATGCCGTCACGGGTGTTCAAATGCGGAAATTACAGCGGTTGGAAAAAGGAGTGTGCATCAAATGATGAAACTAAAATCAAGTGACAATGAATAGAGGAATAATAACAATCAGTGAAACGGGTGCGGTCACGATGCCGACCGTATCCGTATGGATGACGCAACAAGAGATAGCCGACCTGTTCGGGGTGTTCTCATGCGATGTCCGTAAGGCGATTCATACCATTTACAAGCACAAGGAACTGAACGAACTTGACACGATGAAGTATCTCAAGCAACCGGATGGCATAAGTTACGATGTCTATAACATTGAAGTGATTATAGCCGTTGCGTTCAGAATATGCAGTAAAGAGGGTGTCTTGTTCAGACGATTTATAATAAATGAAATCAGCACCATTAAGAAAGCTACACCGATTACACTATTTGTTGCCAGCGTCAGAGGTAATAACCGATGGTATAGTTGAGTCTCATTCCGTCAGCCACTCGTTCCCGATGCACGGATGCAAAGGTAGCGTATGGCTTGATGGCAGCGGCAAGGTCGGGCGGCAGAGCCGTTTCAGGCAGAATCTTCCTCCTGCGGAGCGTATTCAGCCCGAAAACCTTGTCACTGCCTGCCATACGCTTGAAGAACATCCGGCAACGGAAACAAGCGACTGGCGGGAAATCAGAAGAAAGAAGAGAGGAACGGCTTACAGACGAAGCGGTATTTTGATGCTCCGTCCGTAAGCCGTTCCTTTCTCTTTTTGCCGAAAGTCCGTTGCTGACG